AGAAAAATTTAACTATGAAATTTTACAAATCAATTTTAAAAAATAAATGGAAGAGGAATTTTACGGTATTATAAAATTAATTTCTGGTGAAGAAGTATTTGCAAAAGTCTGTCCTTTTGAAGAAGACGATGAAACACTTCTGATGTTAGATTGTCCTGTCACTATGGAAACAATTGTAGTTCGTCATTTGGGAATGACTACAATTAAAGTAAGTCCTTGGATTAAAATGAGTGATGAAGATTTATTCATTGTAAATATGGATAAAATCCTAACAGTTACAGAAGTGTCTGATAAGGATTTGATTAAAATGCATACAAAATATGTAAAAGATAAAAATAGAAAATCTAATAAAACAAAGTTATCAGAGAAAATGGGATACTTATCAAGCATTGCTGATGCCAGAATATCTTTAGAGAAATTATATAAATCCAATAACTAAAAGATATAATTTATCTTCAAACCCAACAGAGTGATTCTAGTCATATTAAATTTATTTGTCAAGTCTTGGTTGATGTGCTAAAATGATGAGTAATTAATGGCAGTTTTACTTTCTCCTCTACAAATGAATAAAATCAAAAAGAACCCACATTACGTAAATAATAAAGATTTTTATGATGCTTTAATTGTTTATAAAAACAAAGTTAAAAATGCAAAGGAATCTGGATCTCCTGTTCCACCAATTTCAAATTATCTTGGTGATTGTTTCCTTAAGATTGCTACACACTTATCATATCGTCCAAATTTTGTAAATTATATCTTTCGTGAGGATATGATTAGTGATGGTGTTGAAAATTGTGTTCAATATATTAATAACTTTGATATAAACAGAACAAATCCATTTGCTTATTTTACTCAAATTGTATATTATGCTTTTTTGCGTCGTATTCAAAAAGAGAAAAAGCAAATGGAAATAAAGGAAAAAATTATAGAAAGAAGTGGATACGAGCAACTTTTTTATGTGGATGATGACTCACCAAATTCTTCTGACTATAATACAATTAAAGAAAATATTCAAATGAAATCATATCAATGAAAATTGGACTTATAACTGATACTCATTATAATTTTCGTAAAGCTAATAAGGCATTTCACGAATACTTTGAAAGATTTTATAATGATATATTTTTTCCAAACTTAAAGAAAAATAAAATTAAAACGGTTGTTCATCTTGGAGATGCCTTTGATAATCGTAAAGGAGTAGATTATTGGGCATTACAATGGGCAAAACGGAACGTATACGATAAGTTTGAACAACTTGGAATCACTGTATACAGTATTGTTGGAAATCACGATGCATATTATAAAAATACTAATGAAGTAAATGCAATTGATGTTTTATTAAACGAGTACTCAAACATTGTAAAAATATCAAGTCCAACTGAAATTTTTATTGATGATACTGAATGTGTTTTTTTGCCCTGGATTTGCACTGACAATGAGAAGGACACATTCTCACTATTAGAAGAATCAACTGCAAAAATTGTATTTGGTCACCTTGAACTGTCTGGATTTTCTGTTTATCCTGGACACGTTCAGGAAAACGGACTGAATAAAAATGTATTCAAAAAGTTTGATAGAGTTTTTTCTGGGCACTATCATACTTCCAGTAATGATGGCAAGATTTTTTATCTTGGGAATCCATATCAAATGTTTTGGTGTGATGTAAACGATAAAAGGGGATTTCATATTTTTGATACTGATGATTATGCATTAGAAAAAATTGAAAATCCTTACACTATGTTTGAAAAAGTTTATTATGATGACGATAGTGAGGATATTGATTTTTCCTCACTATCAAACAAGATGATTAAACTTTTTGTACAGAAAAAAGAAAATCATTTAAAGTTTGATAAGTTTGTAAGTCAAATTGTAAATGTAAATCCATTAGAATTTAAAATTGTTGAGAATTTTGATGTTTATGATGATGATGTGAATTCTGATGAATTTTGTACGGAAGATACACTTAGTATTCTGGATAAATACGTTGAAGAGTCTGAATTTAATTTAAATAAAACAGTCATCAAAAATCTTTTAAGAGATGTTTACAAAGAAGCATTAGAGATAGAGTAATGTACATACTATCAATTAAAGAACAAGAAGATGAAGGTGCATATGCAGTAATGAATGAAGATGGTGATAAAACTTTGTATATATTTGAAGAAGAAGACGATGCAGAAAGATATGCTGGTCTCTTAGAAGCAGAAGACTATCCAGAGATGTCTGTGGTTGAAGTAGAAGACGAAGTAGCAATAAAAACCTGTGAAGTATATGGATATAGTTATGCTATAATTACCCCTAATGACTTTGTAATACCCCCACGAGATTATGATTCTGTTCAAGAAAATTTCATATCGTAATTTTTTATCATCTGGCAATCAACCAACACAAATTAATCTCTCAGAGAATCAAACAACATTAATTGTGGGGTCTAACGGGTCTGGGAAAAGCACCTTGTTGGATGCTTTGTGTTTTGTGTTATTTAATAAAGCATTTAGAAAAATTACGAAACCTCAACTCATAAACTCAACTAACACAAAGGATTGTTTAGTTGAGATTGAGTTTAGTATTGGAACAAAGGAATATAAAGTAGTAAGAGGAATTAAACCAAATGTTTTTGAGATTTGGGTGGATGGAATCTTACAAAATCAGTCTTCTGCTACGGTAGACCAACAAAAACAATTAGAAGAAAGTATTCTTAAATTGAATTATAAGTCATTTACTCAAATTGTTATTTTGGGAAGTGCATCTTTTGTTCCCTTTATGCAACTTTCTGCTTCAACAAGAAGAGAAATTGTCGAAGATTTGTTGGACATAAAAATATTTTCCTCTATGAATTCTGTAATTAAAGATAAAATTCGTAAAATTAATGAAGAAATAAAGGACTCGTCTTTTCTTGAAAAGACAACAGAAGAAAAGATTGATATGCAAAAAGGTTTTATTGAAGAACTTGAAAATCGTGGAAATAATACTATAGTTGCCAATAAAGAAAAAATTACCAATTTGGATAAAGAAATTGGTAATTATATGAAGGATAATTCTTCTATTGAAGAGAAAATTAAAAAACTTCAAAAAGATCAGGAGGAAGTCATTGGTGCTGACGATAAATTAGAAAAACTAAACAACCTTAAGGGAAAAATCTCACAGAAAGTATCTGTCATTACTAAAGAGCATAAGTTCTTTAGTGAAAATACGGTCTGCCCCACTTGTACTCAGAATATAGAAGAAGAGTTTAGGTTAAATAGAATTACAGACGTTCAAAATAAAGCAAAGGAACTCCAAAAGGGATTTCGTGAGATTGAAGATACAATTAAATTTGAGCAAGAACGAGAGCGTCAATTTGTTGTTCTTTCCAAGGAGATCACTAAACTTACATATGAAATTTCTCAAAACAATACTCGGATCAGTTTCAATCAAAGACAAATCCGAGAACTTGAATATGAAATTCAAACTATTACCGACAAAAGTAAAAACAGAACTTCTGAGAGAGATGAATTAAAAAAGTTAGAAAAACAACTTATTGAAATAACGAAGAATAAAGTTAAACATAAAGAAAATATTTCTTATTATGATTTTTTGCATTTATTGATGAAAGATGGTGGAATTAAGGCAAAAATTATACAAAAATATTTGCCTTCTATGAATCAACTTATCAACAAATATTTGCAATTGATGGACTTTTACATCAATTTTACTTTTGATGAAGAATTTAAAGAAATAATCAAATCGCCAATTTATGAGGACTTTAGTTATGATTCCTTCAGTGAAGGAGAAAAGATGAGAATTAATCTTGCAATTTTGTTTACTTGGAGAGAAATTGCAAGACTTAAAAATTCTGTAAACACTAATCTTCTTATCTTAGATGAAGTCTTTGATAGTTCTTTGGATTTTGCAGGAACTGATTACTTTACTAGAATTATTAAATTTATAATTAGTAATACTAATGTATTTGTCATATCACATAAGACAGATGAATTAGTAGATAAATTTGACAAAGTAGTTAAATTTGAGAAAGTTAAAGGATTCAGTAAAATGGTTGACTGACTTTTGGTTCTTTGGTATGATTGATGAAGGTTACTATTGCTTTCTTTACTATGTTTGGACCTGAGGACGAGAGAAATTTAAATGAGTTTACAATAAAACTTAATGAAAAAAATGGTTTAATTGACATCAACAAAACTTCTGTGAATATGCCTGAAAATACAAATGCTAATGGTTTCTGGAAATATAATGAAGATAAAATCCTGAAACAACTTGAACAGTACATTGCCAGTACTTATAGTCAGCACTATGTTGATAGGACTGGTGGTGGAACGGAACAAACACTAGACAAAATCAAACACAATCGTCGTGAAGGATTTTGTGCTGGTAATGTAACCAAGTACATTGACCGTTATGATACCAAAGGAACACCAAGAGCAGACTTGTTTAAAGTTTTGCATTATACTATTCTTTTGATTAATCATCTCAATCTCGTTGAAAACAAGTGAAATTTAAATCTCAAACTATGAAACTTTCTGAGTCTACTATTACTATTCTAAAAAACTTTTCTTCAATTAATCAGTCTATTTTGGTTAAGGAAGGTTCCAAACTTCGCACAATTTCAGTAATGAAGAATATTCTTGCTGAAGCAGAAATCAAAGAAGAATTCACAAAAGATTTTGCGATTTATGACCTTAATCAATTTCTGAATGGATTGGGACTACACCAAGACCCAGACCTTGATTTTGAAAATGATTCGCACGTAATTATTCGTGAAGGAAAACGTCGTGTGAAGTATTTCTTTGCTGACCCAGAAGTTATTGTATCACCACCAGAAAAAGAAATTTCACTTCCTTCTAGTGATGTTTGCTTTCAACTAGAGCATTCGCAACTTGATAAACTCATTAAAGCAGCAGCAGTTTATCAACTTCCTGACCTGTCAGCAGTTGGTGATGCAGGTGTCATTCGTTTGGTTGTTCGTGATAAGAAAAACGACACTTCAAATGAATACTCTATTGTTGTTGGTGAAACTGATAAAGAATTTACTTTTAACTTTAAGGTTGAGAACATCAAGATTATTCCTGGTTCTTATGACGTGGTTGTGTCAGAAAAACTTCTGTCTAAGTTCATGAACGAACGTTATAATTTGACCTATTATATTGCTTTGGAACCAGACTCTAGTTTCTCTTGATTTTTTATTTTATATTATGAATATTTTTGTGACTGATGAGTGTCCTGTGCTTTCTGCAATATCACTTCCAGATAAGCATATTGTAAAAATGCCTCTAGAAACTTGCCAAATGATTTCTGTTATTTTTTCTAAATGGTATTATAATTGGGGTACTATTCCAAAAAAGGATGGAACCCCGTATAGTACCGAAAAGGGAGCATTCCGAAATCATCCTTGTACCGTTTGGGCAGCAGATAGTTATGAAAATCTTTCTTGGTTGATTCGGCACGGGTATGCTCTTTGTAATGAGTATCGGCACCGTTATGGCAAAAAACACGCTTGTATGAGAGGACTTGAAGTTGCAGAAAACATCTTTGCTATTAAAAGTGGAAAAGAAATTTCTATCTACAAAAATGTGGTAGAATTCACAAGAGCAATGCCTGATGAGTACAAACTTGATGATAGTATTGATACTCCAACAGCATATCAAAAATATGTTGCGTCTAAACCTTGGGTAAAGGACAATTACCTAAAAATTCCTGATAGAATGCCAAATTGGATTTATGAGTATGCGTGATGATTTTATTTGGGTTGAGAAATATCGACCAAAAACAATTGAAGAATGTATTTTGCCTGATAGCATTAAGAAAACATTTAGTGATTTTCTAAATAAGGGTGAAATTCCAAATTTGCTTCTTGCTGGTCCTCCTGGTGTGGGAAAAACTACAGTAGCAAAGGCATTGTGTAATGAGTTAGGAGTAGACTATTATGTTATTAACGGATCTGATGAAGGACGATTTTTGGACACGGTACGGAACCAAGCAAAGAACTTTGCTTCGACCGTCTCACTTCAAGGAACTGGTAAACATAAAGTCATCATCATTGACGAAGCAGATAACACAGGCAACGACGTTCAACTCCTTTTACGGGCTAATATTGAGACGTTTTATAACAACTGTAGATTCATATTCACCTGCAATTACAAAAATAAAATTATTGAACCACTTCACTCCCGATGTGCAGTTGTTGAGTTCAGTATCAAAGGAAAAGAAAAAACTCAGTTGGCAGGATCCTTCTTCAAGCGTCTTCAAAATATCTTGGATTCGGAAGGTGTACGATATGATCCTAAAGTCCTTGCCGAACTGATTAATAAGCATTTTCCCGATTGGAGACGAGTTCTCAATGAATGCCAACGTTATTCCGTTGGTGGAGAAATTGACTCTGGTATTCTTGCATCCTTCTCTGACGTTGCTGTAAATGATCTTATCAAATATCTCAAAGAAAAGAATTTCACAGAAGTCCGAAAGTGGGTGGTCGCCAACTTGGACAACGATTCTTCTATCATTCTTCGCAGGGTTTATGACTCCCTTTGTGGTGTTCTATTATCCCAGTCTATCCCCGCTGCCGTTCTTGTTATTGCTAAGTATCAATACCAAATTGCGTTCGTGGCTGACCAGGAAATTAATCTCCTAGCAGCACTCACGGAGATTATGGTGGAGTGTGAGTTCAAATGAAACCTTACAAAATTAGTTATAGGGATCTTTATGAGTATCCAGTCAAGACGACTCCTGAAAATGTTCAAGAGGCAAATGAGGCACTATTTCGTGCTAAAATGACTCTTCCTGCTGCAGCAAAGCACTGTGGAATGACTCAGAAAGAAATGAAATTAACCTTTTGGGAATACTTGAAGTATCACAAACCCGATTATGAAAATTGAACTTAAGGATTGGTTAAACTCAATAAATCAAACAAAAATTAATTTAATGGATGAAAATCCAGATTCAGAAAAAGAATATCCACCCTATATCATTAATCGGTGTTTTTCTGGTCATATTGATACAGTAATGTTCTCAAATGAAATGAATATGTTTCATTCTCTTCCCAAAAAGATGCAGTATGATTTTTATATAAATAGTTTAAGGAAGAGAAAAAGATTTTCTCCTTGGATTCGTAAAGACACAATTAAAGATATTAATTGTATTAAACTTTATTATGGATATAGTGATGAAAAGGCAAAACAAGTCTTGAGAATTTTAACACAAGAGCAAATTAATTTTATAAAATCAAAATTTGAAACTGGAGGAATGAAATGAGTACTATTGTTGAACCTGTTGTGAATTGGTCACCTGATCATATGATTGAGGTGGTTCTGAATGAACCCGATGATTTTCTTAAAGTTCGTGAAACCTTGACTCGTATTGGAGTTGCATCACGGAAAGAAAAGAAAATTTACCAATCTTGTCATATTCTCCATAAACAAGGTCGTTATTATATTGTTCATTTTAAGGAACTTTTTGCCTTAGATGGTAAATATGCTAATTTGACTTTGAATGATATTCAAAGAAGAAACAGAATTATTCAACTGTTGTCGGATTGGGGTCTTATAACAGTTGTAAAAGTTGAAAAAATTGTAGATATCGCTCCTTTAAATCAAATTAAGGTTATTTCATATAAGGACAAAGGGGACTGGATTTTGGAAACTAAATACAATATTGGTGCTAAAAAGAAAAAGGTAGAAGATGCCGAATAAAAAAAGGACGGGTTTCCTACCCGTCTTTTTTTATAATCTCTTATAATTATATAAGGATGCCGAAAGGGTCCACAAAACACAAACTCGCTTTTAAAGGAGCTACCATAATGACCAACCTTGCAACATCACGGTTTACTGCTGCAGATCTTCCTGCTTTGATGGAAAGAATCACTCGCAATAGTATTGGAATGGATGAATATTTTGATCGTTTATTTAATCTTCACGAAACTACAACAA